GTCGAGTGGACCCGTCCGTATCAACGGGGACGATATCGTTTTTCGTAGTACCCCTGCGGAATACGAACGTTGGAGGGATGGAGTTAATCGATCCGGTCTAGTCCTTTCACCCGGGAAGACGATGGTTGATCGTCGTTACTTTTCATTGAATAGTACTCTTTTCAAAGCTTTTGATCGAAGAGTTGATATAGTACCTTGTATTCGCTCCTCCGCTTTCGGTCTTCGGACCGATTGCGGTGGGGTGGAAACTCTGCGAGGGAGGTACAGTTCGTTTTGCCCTGGTTTCTTTGGATCCAGGCGATCATTGCTTCGAATTGAGTTCTTGAAATGGAATGCTAAGTACATCCTATCTTCTGATAGGTCTGTTTCCCGTGGACTAGGTCTTCCTGTTTACCGTCATGAGCTTATTCATAGCCACCTCTGGGATCGAGAGGCACACTACCTCTCTATGGAGACTGAAAGGCCTCTTCCTGTTTCGAAAGGGCATTTGGAACAGGATAAGGTCCCAGAGGGTTGGGAGCTACTTGAGGTAGACAAGTTGACAAAGAAGATGCGTGAGAACCTCCGATTGATTGGGCCTGAGTTTATAGCTTGTGCCTGGTCAGACCCTAAACGGGTTGGGGGGTTGGACAAATTCGATTACAAAGCCGAGGTTGTACGGACGGGTTCTGGTCCGTTCCTCGGCCACTGCAGAAGGCCGCTAAGGTGTTTGGCTGCCTTACTGGGGTTGTCTCCGGCCAATACTCGGCGTTACCTTACCCCAAAGGTGAGGCGTCCGGTGGAGTATTGGTGGAAACGTAATCGAATTCGAGTGTGGCAACCAGTCAGTCCGATTCGTTCGGTTACTGATTCGCGCCCGGAGGTTGAGGTGCATGAGGAAGGATTGGGATGCCCTATCTGTTACGAAGCCTCGGCAACTCGTGTGACCACTTGTGGCCACTCTTTTTGTCGGGTGTGTTCGGAGGCTTGGTTTCTGCACAAACAGAACTCTTGTCCCTGTTGTCGATCGGAGGTCTCCCCTCCGGTTGGCCGTTTCAGTCGGGTTCCCCCTCCGACCTCTTTCTCCAGTATCGTGGTGGCACAATCTACGGATTACACCGACCTCGGTACATAGTTGGCGGCCGTTCATTCGGTAGCTGGCGAGGGCTTCGGGCCCCACAGCAGTGAAACTGCTGCGTTGGGAAGACGGATCTTCCGGGGTTCCATCGCTTTTGTGGGTGGTGGTTTCTTGGAGGATTGCTCCGGCGTTGAAGCCGGCGGTGGTCATCCAATCAAAGTCCAAGGTGTTCATTTGTCATGAGACTCC